TGCGCGGAGCCGCGTCGCTGGTGCGCCCCCATGCGGGTGTGCGCGCGTGCATGTGCGCGTACGTGTGTGCGCATGAGCGCGTGCATGTGCGTGCCTGCGCGCGAGTAGCACGTTCCGCCTCGCTTGTCAAGCAGCGTACAGGTCACACTCGTTTAAACGCGCTAGGATCGTCCAGCGCATCGGGTCGCTAGGGTTGCATAGGGTGACGCGTGATCGTCGCTTGTAGCGCGTTCTGGTGCGTTCTGGACGGATCGACAGTGCAAGCGCTTGCCCGGTGTGCCGGTGCGCGTGCGTGTACGCGTGTGAGCGCGCGTGTGCGAGCGCATCTGTATGCGCGCGTCGCCTGCGCGTAAGACCTTCATTAGCCGAGTACGTCACCTGGTTGATTCTGGTTCCCTTGGGACACAGAGAAGCGCACCGCCAATCTGTTGCGCCGTCGAGCGAAGCGATGCACGCAGCGACGCCGGGAAACCGGGAGGATGGGACAGGACACAGACAGGATGAAGACAGAGCTTGACAGACACACACAGCACAGCTACAGTGGAGTCACACACAGCAACACAGTGTGAGCGAAGCAAGCAAGCAACACAGAGCTTGACAGAGCGAACGGACTAGCATACAGTGGAGTCCAGCAGCACAGCAGCACGGTCGGGAACGGATGGACAAGCGGATTCCCTGCACAGTGGTCAGCACGACACTCCCTGCACAGCACGCTTGACAGACGGTACGGACTGAGCTACAGTGAAGCCTAGCAGTACGGAAGGACGGGTAGCGAAGCAGCTACCAGAAGCAAGCGCACAGTGCGCTTGACAAGGCGGACGGCAGGTAGTACACTGCAGTCCAGTACGACGCAGTAGCACAGCGGCAGGTGGATCGGGATGCTTGACAGAGTATCGTCGGGTTGAACGTGAAGCGGCGAACGTGCGAAGGATGCGCGCTTTGACCTACAGGGTACCACTAGGGACTGTAGCGAGTGCAGGCATACCGGGCCATACGTGGCTTCTAGTCATACGAGAACATCGGCCAGACATGGCAGGATGGATCGGGATGCGACAGCACAGTGTAAGCGGGAGAGGAGGCAAATAGGCCAACACCGCCCAAGTTGTGACGGGGCCAACGATCCGAGTACCTGACAGCGTAGGGTGATCCGCAAGAACGCAGAGACGACTAGGCGGAACACAAGCGAGTTCAACGATACGTTGTGCCGGACGCTCACAAGAGCATCTGTGACTGATTCCGGCCTCTAGGATCAAGCTATCTCATGGTGAGTGGGCTTGACACTGGAGATGATGACATGGCAACGAAACCCAAGAAAGAAGCAACCCTGTCGCTGATCGTTGGTGCAGCGCTGATCGGCAAAGAGATTGACAGCATCAAGACGGCGGCAGCGAAGCTGGATACCCGCATTCATGTCGCTGCACTGAGCGTGGCATCCCATGCGCATGAGCACGGCGATGTGACGCTTGCCCAAAAGCTGGTCGAAGCACTGGGCAAGGGAATGCGCCGCAATGCGCTGCTGGCGTGGCTGGTCAAGTTCGGCCCGTTCGCACCGAGCGAGGATGGCAAGTCGGTTGTGCACGCCAAGGGCACCGAGTTCGATCTCGAATCGGCCAAGGCGCGGCCGTGGTACGACTTCAAGCAAGAGCCGGCATTCCGCCCGTTCGATCTGGACGCGATGCTTGAGAAGCTGGTCGAGAACGCCACCAAGGCGCTGAACGACAAGGAGCATCCTGACGCCCACAACGTGAACGCCGCGAAGCTGGAGCGCATCAAGGCGCTGATCGCTGGCGATCTGTGATCCGGTCATGACGTACATGCCCATTCTGCGGAGTGGGCATGTGCATTCAACTGGAGACAAATCATGTCCCTGACTTCTGGCCTGTACTTCACGGGCAAACCGCAAGAGCGTCCGCAGGCCAAGAAGCCGGCCAACAAGCCTATCCGAGGCGTGGACGCATACCGGGGCAGCAAGTACGCCCTGAGCGAAGACACAACGACTGAGGCGGCACGCCGTCTGCGCACTGTGGAAGCGGCGCGCAAGCGCGGCGATGTGGTGCGCCTCGTGGGGAGCGTATGGTGGATCAACGGCAAGCCGGCCTGCTGATTTGTGGCGCGCTACAGGTAATCGCTGTGGCGTGTGTTCTCGTCATCTGTTGGAGCGTCTAATGCGCAAACTCATTCGGGCCGTCAAGGCGGCATTGCAAGCGGAGTACATTCGCTGGTTCGGGTACACGGTCGTCGTGCACTGGGAGGGCGAGCGATACGAGCACAAGGCGTGCACCGAGCGCGGTGCGCTGGACTGGGTGCGCTGCTACGGCACGGATGCTGACGTGTTCGTGTACGAGTTCGACCGGGCGGCGTTTGGCCGTAGTGTGACGGCGTGATTACCGAGTTCAACTCATGGCATGAGGGGGATATTCCGGGCCGGGATGGGTGGATCGTTGAGGCATGGGAAGGCGAGTATCTGCAGAATCTCTACCATTGCGACGCGTGGGAGGAGGCAGTACACAAGGTGGCCGCCATCATGGATCGAGGCGAACGCGGCGCTTACGAGGCTCGCGTGTACTTTCGCAAGGAGTGGCGGAAATGATCTTCGACATGGGCAGGTTCGCACACTACTACGTCTGCTATGCGCCGTATCACAAGGTGGTGCGGCTGGTTCTGCAGGACGTGGGCAAGATCAACTGTATTCCCGCAATCGCGGGCTGGTGAGGAGAGAGCAATGAGCAACGACCTGATTGGTTTCCTGCGTGCATGGCTGGACTGGGCCGAAGCCGGTGCGCCTGACGACGGGCGGCATACGCAACGGAACCCGAACCGCTTCGACCGCGATGTGGGCCTGTGCTCCAACACGTACGAGTACGAGGAGCTAGCGCTTGATCGCTTGGACTGTGACCGTGGCGAGCTTGAGGATGAATTGCACGACGCGTTCATGGCGGAAGGGCTGGACGGCACATACCCGTTCGGGCAGGACGCATACGATGATGGGCAGGTAATGGGCGCGCAGCACAAGTGCGAGACGCGCCTTGCATGGGTTCGCAGCAAGCTGGCCGCCGTGAACGTGGCGAGCACCTGACGGACAGTCACTGGGCCTGCGTAGCGGGCCTAGGAGCGATCTTTCAGGCGGGCAGGTAGGGTTGCCTACCCTGTCCCGTTTCAACGCAGCACAGGCCCGCTCGTGGGCTAGGAGAGCACCATGAATCAGTATCTACTCAACATCGGACGGCAGCGCAACGACTGCGACCGGCTGCTATCCAGTGCGCAGGTAATCGGCGCACTCGTGGACCGAGGGTTCTCGGTCTTGCGTATCGAGGAGGCGCAGAGCACGACCGAGCCGACGTTCATTGTGCTGGTGCAAGAACGCCTGAACGTCCTGCCGTATGTGCAGGCCCGCTTCACTGGACTGGCATCTGCCCTGAATCAGGACTGCATCGCAGCCGTGCTTCAAGTGGCGCGGCACAGCACCGAGGCGGGCGATTTCCCCGGCCTTGGCATCGCACACGGGGAACTGTTCGGCCCGAACCGCGACGCGTGGGCACCGTACAATCCCGAGTTCTTCCTCACCTTCGCGTAGTTAGGAGCACGCCATGAGCTACCGCAACGTCATCCGTCAAGTCAATAAGGCCGCGCGCCGCAACGTCACCCCGGCGCAAGCCAATGTCCGGGCCTGCCTCGCGGCGGGCCGCAAGCTGCTGCACTCCGACGATATGTGGGCAGCACGCAAGGAGATCGGGCTGCGAGAACTGGGCAGCGGGTATTTCTCGTCCGTGTTCGAGGGCTTCGGCGGGCTGGTCATCAAAGTGGGCCGCGAGCTTGACGGCGGGTACGTGTATGCGCTGTGGGCGCAGAGCAAGGTCGGGCACCCCGGCGTGCCGCAGATCGAGGCAGTGCAGCGCGTTGGCTCGCATGGCTACGTCGTCGTGATGGAACGCCTTGCACCGGCCAATCCGGGCAGCGACTACATTCGAGGCGAGCCGTCCGACCAGTACGACGCCGCATGTCAGGCGAAGTACAAGGAGATGGCCGACATCTCCGGCGAGTACGCCGATTGCCCGGCAGCGCACGCAGTGGGCGAACTGCGCCGCTTCATGAAGTGGGCTGCGCAAGATGATAGCCCGTACTTCGACCTGCATCCCGGCAACGTGATGCTGCGAGGCGATACGCTCGTGGTGACTGATCCGCTAGCCCGCGTGCCGAGCACGGGCTACAAGTTCAACAAGGCGCGCTTCGATGCGCTGCTCAAGGAGAGCGAATCATGGTAAGCAGGATCATGGCGCTACTGCGCCGCAAGATCAATCCCGCGTTCGGCAACGAGTTGGATGCGTACGACGCGGGCTTTGAGGACGGCTTCGACACTGCATGGGATGCAGTCGAGGCGCTGACTGATCGGAAGTCGCGTGAGGATTCCATCGCGGCGCTGTATGGCACATGGCACAACGGAAAGGAGATGCCCCATGTTCGGACTTGGTAAGGCAGCGATGCTGCAAGAGAAGCTAGACTGTATGCGTCATATGTACAACGAGGCGAACGAGGTGGCCGGTCGCCACTTCGGCGCACTGTTGGAGGAGCAGAAGAAAACTCGCTTCTATCGTGAGGCGTACGACCGCACGAGCAAGCAGCGTGACAACATGGTCGAGGAGTGCCGCCAGTTGCGGGCAAGACTCGCGGACCTGCAAGCGCAGCAGCGAGACGCGGGGGCGCAAGCATTCGCTCGTATCGTCGCAGAGGCGGATTACAGCGCGCTGGAGCAGCGTGTTGCGGCGCTGATCGCCCCGTACGGCGCAACGCAGGAGAGCGTACGTACAGTGGCCCGCAGCGCCAAGCTGGGCTGGCCATATGGCAAGGCAGTGCAACCGCAGCGCGAGGTGAAATACGAGGGGCACGCCGGAGACGGCGGCATTCAAGGACACAGCATCGGGGAGGAGTACCCGTTCGTGGTGTACGGCCAGCAATTCGCTGGCGTGGTGAAGTATCGCGTGCTGGACACCCGCACGGGCGGCGTGTACTGGGCGAAGCTGTCCAGTAGCAAGAGCGCGAGCAACTTTGTGGCGCGACTCAAGCGCGAGAACCGTTATGTTCAAACGGACGGGAGGCTGTCATGAGTATCAAGGCCGTGCGAATGCACGACAACGACAACAAGTATGACTGCAACGGCTGCGTGTTTCAAAACGACATGCGGGCGTGTACGCTTCATAAGGAATCGTGCATCGACACCGAGCGCGAACGTAAGGGGCAGCCGCCCGTACCCGGCCAAGGTGGCCGAATCATCTTCATCAAGGAGCTTCACTAATGCGCCAATCCACTATCGTTGCATCCTCCCGCCTGTCGGCAGCCGCGTTCGAGCAAGCCGAGCAGGACGCCCTGTACCCGTTCAGCATCCAGCCGAGCGGCGATGACTCGCTGCCGTGGCGAGTGGTGAACCTCTCGCTGAATGCGTGGGGCAACAAGTACGAGACGTACAATGCAGCGCTGGCTGCTGTGCGGCTGGTCAAGCAAGCCGCAGAGGCGCTGTGATGGACAAGCAGCCGTTCGATGTGGAAGTCGAGGCGTCCAAGGGCGACGCCAAGGTAGGCTTCAAGTTCACTGGCGCGCAAGCGTGGGCCGGTGCAATCGGTGTGCTGATCGTGCTGGGCGCGGCAGCAGCGTACATTCTCAAAACCGGAGGTGTTCTGTGAGCAAGACTTTCAAGGCAGGCGACAAGGTTCGTTACATTGGTGGCTCGTTCTGGAACTTCCTGAAGGGCAAGGAGGGTGAGGTGTTCACGGTGGCCGAGATCATCCCCGGCTTTGCAGGTGGCCGCCCGTACTATATCCGCTTGGCCGAGGGGCTGGCGGCAAGTGCTACCCACTCGCAAGGCCCCGACAGGTTCGAGCTTGTCCCGCAGATCAACGTGGGCGATTTGATCCGCGTCACTCGCAAGGACTTCCCGGAGACAGAGTACAGCGAGGGTATCGTGCATCGCGTCACCGAGGTGAGCGCTGCCGGCGTGAGTGTGATCCCGCATGGCAAGGGGCAGGGATTGCTGTGGCGTACCGAGGTTGAGCGCATCGAGCGCGACGATCTAGTGGGCAAGTACGTCAGCCCGATTGATGAGCGCTGGGCGAGCTGGCAGCCGGGCGCATACAAGGTGATCGCAGCGGAGGCCAACGGCGTGCGAGTCAAGCATCTCGATGAGCCGCGCCGTGAAGGCGTGTTCTGCTGGTCGCTGTTCAAGGTGGTCGATGCACCGGCAGCGCCCGTTGAGTTTGATGTGGCCGGTGCGCAGCGTGGCCGCAAGCTGAAGTTCCGCTCGGGCTGCGAAGTCGTGTTCGTCGCCTACGTGCCGAGTGCCAAGCCGCACTGCCAGCTTGTGCTGCTGAACCCGAGCACGGGCAACGTGGTGACGCGGTACCCGAACGGCAAGGCCAGCACGGAAACGGTGCCGGAACCGGGCGACATCCTGTTCGCCTAATCGCAAGGGCAAGACTCGCGGCTCGGATAACGAGCTTCTGAGCCGCGCACACATTCACTAGGAGAGATCATGGCATTCGCACACCAGCAACACCTGAAGATTGCACGACTGGCCCACCGCTTCGCTGTGGCGTTCTTGGTTCGTGGCCTGCGCAACGCAGCGGCCCACGCCGATGCAGCCGAGGAGCAGGCGGATCGTCGCCAGCGCGAGGCATTCGCCGCAGCGCAAGCAGCCCGCGATCACGCCGAGGACTTGCGCGAGGCACACTATGACGCCAAGGTCAACGCCCGTAATGTGCAGTACGCCGCGAGCGAGGAGGCAGCACTGATCGGCGGCAAGCTGTGATCCGCGTTACTCGTGTAGTGGCAGCGTTCAACAGCAGCAAGGTGCCGTTCGTGATCGTGCAGGAGGTGCGCGTGTTCGGCATCCTCGTGTATCGCTACGAGGCGAGCGAATGCTGAGGGCGCTGTGGGCCGAGCCGGGCATCATCCTTGCCCTGCTTCTGGAGATTCTAGGAGCGGGCACCTTCGCATATCTCATCTACAAAGGACTGACAGCATGAAACTCAAGAACGCATACGCCGGCTTGATCGTTGAGGCCAAGCGCAACCATGACTCGCAGACAGGTGCAGGGCCGGGCATCGAGCAGGGTGAGCGGTACGAGGTGGACGACATCGACTACCACTCGGGCGGTACCGGCGAGCTTCGCCTCATCGCCGTTGGTCGGCGCGAGCAAGTCTTCGGCTGGCACGACGCCGAGCACGTTCGCAAAGCGCGTTGATCCCCGAACGTGAATGGCTCAAGCAGGCGCAAGCGCTGCGCGAGGGCGAATCACGACGCATCGAGCATGTGTGCGGCGATGGCACGCCGCTCATCATTGCCCACGAGGTTGGGTACTGGCGAGCGTACTGCCACCGCTGCCACGAACCGGCGCGTAAGGACAAGCCCGGCGAGTCGCTGGCCGACAGGCTGGCGCGACGTAAGCGCGAGGCGAACGTGGCTGCCGAGTTGGAGCGATCGGTACGTCTGCCCACACCAATGAACTTCGACGTCTCCACATGGCCCCTGCCGGCCCGCATATGGCTGTACAAGGCAGGGCTTACCAACCACCGCATCGCTGAGCTAGGCGCGTACTGGCACGAGCGTAGCGGGCGTGTAGTGCTTCCGATCTTTGATGGCGACCAGCCGGTGTACTGGCAGGCGCGCGACTGTGAGTGGAAGCGCGGCGCAGAGCGACCCAAGTATCTGAATCCCAAGGTGGACAAGCAGCACCTCGTCGCTAAGTACGGGCAGGGCAAGCTGCTGGTGCTTACCGAGGATGTGTTGAGCGCGTTCCGAGTGGGCCGCCACACCGAGGCGTGGTCATTGCTTGGCACGGACCTGACGACCGCAGTAGCGGCGCAGATCAAGAAGCCCGTAGCTATCTGGCTCGATCCAGACGCGGCGGGTGTGCGGGCAGGGCGCGACATACTGAAGCAACTACGTGCGCAGGGCATCGAGGCCCGGCGCGTCACCAGTCGGGCAGACCCTAAGCTGCTGTCCGACGAGGAGATAATCAAATGCCTTGCCTCTTTGTGATGAACCGGCGTACTGCGTACGGCTGGTGTGTGGGCGAGAGTGTGGAGGGTGCCCGTGCTGCGCTGATCGAGGCGTTCAACGAGGGACAACTCGACAACATGAGCTTCGGCTTTGTCATTCCGATTTCGAAGGAGAACACATACTATGCTGGACGTTTCCGTACTCCAATTGCTCAAGACGCGAGAGCGGTACGAGGTGTTGAACCGGGCGGTGCCGACGAAGGCGCTGGGGAATAACGCAGTCTACTTGCTGAAGGCGTTCGGCAAGTTCTTCAAGGAGAACCCGGAATGCGAGCGTATTCCTTTCGACGCCTTTCACAGTTGGTTCCAGTTGAGCCATCCCAAGTTGTCCGACGAGCAGCGGACAGTGTGGAAGCGTTCTATCAAGGAGGCACTGACAAAGGACTGCGACACGACAGTAGCTGCGTCACTTGTCGAGCGGCTGGTTTCCGCTGCGACGGCAGCCGACTTGGCAAGCATGCTGGAGCAATACGAGGAGGGCGAGCTAGACCTGACTGCTGCGCTCCGAATCCTGCACGACAAGCACTTCGATACGATGGCCCGCAAGGTGAAGATGCCGGAGATCATCGACAACATATCGGACCTGCTGATCGAGGATGCAAACAATGTCGGGCTACACTGGCGGCTGCAAGCTCTGTCGGAGAATCTGCGAGCGCTGCAGGCCGGCGACTTTGTGGTACTCGGTGCGAGGCCCGATGCTGGTAAGACGACGACCATTGCCAGCGAGATCACGTACATGGCCCCGCAGATCGACAAGCTGTGGCCCGGCGAGAACAAGTGCATCGCATGGTTCAACAACGAGGGGCCGGGCAAGCGCATCAAGCGTCGGGTGTATCAGGCCGCGCTGAACATGACGATCAAGGAGATGTGGGAGCTTGACCAGAAGAAGCTCTTGCACAAGGAGTACGCCAAGGCGATGGGCGGGCGTGCCGATGTCATCCGAATCTTCGACATTCACGACTTCTGGTCACACGAGGTGGAGGACATTATCCGTGAGATTCCTACTGCTCTGGCTATCTTCGATATGGTGGACAACATTCGCTTCGGAGGCGAGATCGGCAATGGCGGCACACGCACTGACCAAGCGCTCGAAGCCATGTACCAGTGGAGCCGTGTCCTTGGCGTTAAGCACGGGTGTGCTACAATGGCAACCTCGCAGGTGAGCGCGGACGGTGAGGGCGAGATGTACCCGAACCAGTCCATGCTGAAGGACAGCAAGACCGGCAAGCAGGGGGCCGCCGATCTCATCATCATGCTGGGCAAGAGTAATGCGGACGGCCTCTCCAACACCCGCTTCATCAGCACGCCGAAGAACAAGCTAGCGCTGGAGGGCGGCGACAAGTCAATCAAGCGCGAGGTCTGCTTCGACGGGCAGCGAGCGCGCGTATATGACCCGGAGTAAATCATGTGGTTGCTGACGATTGTGTTTCTGGTGGGCGGGGTAGCGAGGGCCGACACGGTGATCGTCGGCTCGCAGGATGAGTTCGTGGCACATGGCTGCTACAACGTGATGAATGACGCGCTACTGTATGCGAAGCAGCACAAGGTGAAGGTGCTGGCCGCGACGTGTGGCCGAGTTAAGGAGGCATGATGGATAAATTTATCCACTACACGGACGAACTGGCTCTACTCCTCATCAAGCTGGGGGCGGGGCTATTGTGCATATCTGGCGGCGGGTATGCTGTGGTTATGTGCGTTAAGGAGGCACTGCGATGAAGTACACAGTCTTCGATCTGGAGACGACAACTCACGCTGCGTACAAGCACAAGGCGAATCCCTTCATTCCGGAGAACCACATCGTCGCAGTGGGTTGGCGACATGGTGACACGGACGTGGAGGCAAGACTCGCGGACCGGGCGGACTATCTCTACGCCGCGCCCGGTTGTTCGCAGCCGAGTTCGTGGTTCACGGACTTGCTCAAGCACGGCAAATGGGTTGTCGGGCACAACATCAAGTTCGACCTGCTGTATGCGCTGGCGAACGAGAACAGCTATCCCGAGCAGAACCTTGAAGCGTGGATGGACTGGGTGGTCAAGGGCGGGCTGCCGTGGGACACGCAGATCGTGGAGTACCTACTGCGCGGCATGGAGCCGTCGAGCACGATGCTCCCGCTGGACGAGGTGGCCGTGCACTACGGCGGCAACACCAAGGTCGATGAAGTCAAGGCCATGTGGGAGGCCGGCATCGACACATGGGACATACCGCGCGAACTGCTGATCGACTACCTCGTGGGCCGCACCGTACCGAGTGAGGATGGCGAGGGAGAGGACTTCGAGTTAGGCGACATCGGCAACACCGAGCTTGTGTTCCGGGCGCAGTTGAAGCGCGCCAAGGAGCAAGGCCAGTTGCGCTCGATCATCCTGAACATGGGTGCGTACGTAGCGACCATCGAGATGGAACGCAACGGCATGCACGTCAACAAGGCGAAGGGCTTGAAGCTGGCCGAGAAGATGGCCGCGAAGCTGATCGAGATGAGTGCCGAGCTTGCCGGCTTCATCCCTGCTGATCTGCCCTTCGACTTCAACTGGAACAGCCGCTTCCACAAGAGCGCGCTGATCTTCGGCGGCAAGGTCAAGTATGAAGCGCGTACGGCAATCGTTGACGAGGAAACGGGGGAGCAAGTGTATGCGCAGAAGGATGCTACACATGTGCTTCTCGTGGACGGTACCACGATGGACCTCGACGCCTACCTTGCGCTTGTCGTGGAGAAGACAGCCCCAGAGGCCATCCGGTTTGCAGGTGGCAAGAACAAGGGGGAGATCAAGACCAAGAAGGTAAAGGTCAACGATCTGGACAAGCCCAAGTCCCGCATGGAGGATCACTTCTACACGTTCCCCGGCTTCACCAAGCCGGACCCGTCATGGGAAGGGGCGACGCCGGGCGTGTACTCGTGCGATAGCGACGTGATGGAGGCGCTGACCGCGCGGCAGGACGTGCCGTTCGTCAAGGTGCTGACTGGTGTGGTCGCGCTGACCAAGGACTTGGGCACGTACTTCATCACGCACGATGAGAAGACTGGGCACGACAAGGGCATGCTCACGCTCGTGCATCCGAACGACATTGTGCACCACACGCTGAACATGTGCCGCACAGTGACGGCGCGCTTGTCCAGCAGCGACCCGAACCTGCAGAACATTCCGAAGGGCCAGAAGTCCGAGGCCAAGACGATGTTCGAGTCGCGCTTCGGTGCCGATGGCAAGATCATCCAGTCCGACTTCTCGTCGCTGGAAGTGTACGTGCAGGCCATGCTCACTCTGTGCAAGCAGCTTATCGCTGACTTGGCAGCGGGCATCGACATGCACTGCATGCGGCTGGCGGCGAAGGAGAAGCGCGAGTACGACGAGGTGCTGATGCTCTGCAAGAAGGGCAAGGTCGGTGTCGATCTCACGCAAGAGGAGCGCGATGAGTGGGACTATAAGCGGACGGGCGCGAAGTCGTTCTCGTTCCAGCGGGCTTACGGTGCTGGCGTTGCTGCTATTGCTGCCGGTACGGGTATCCCGCTCGAAGAAGTACAGGCGCTTGCTGATGCGGAGGATGCGCGGTATCCCGAGATCGGAGAGTATTTCGAGATGAAGGCTGACGAGATTCGTGAGACGCGAACTCCGACGCTCGACATCGTGGAGCACCCCGAGATCAAGGGGCTGAAGTGCCAGCTTGGGAAGGGCTACAGCGTTACCCCGGATGGCAAGCGCTACAGCTACCGCGAATCGCCGTCACCGAAGTACATGATCGAACGTGGCCGGCCCCGTACCGGGTTCGTGCCTACCCAGATCAAGAACTACGAGGTGCAGGGTACGGGCGGGGAAGTCATGAAGGCGGCGATGTGGCTGGCCGTTCGGGCTTTCTACTACTATAAGAACTTCAAGGGCCTTGCGCTCTTGGTTAACACGGTGCACGATGCGCAGTACGTCGATGCACATAAGACCGTGGCAGTCAAGGCGGCGGGCCTGCTGCATGCCTGCATGGTCGAGGCAAGTACGCTGATCGAGTGGTGGTTCAAGTGGGAGCTTCCCATTGGCGTGCCATCCGACACAGTGTGGGGCGATACGATGGCCGAGGAGTCGGAGATCGAGGATGCCCGATTTGAGAAGTGCGTCGAGGCATGCCGGCCTTGGCTGCGTAAGAAGTTCATCGGCAACCACCAACCCACGTTTCACTAATACCGGAGCACAATCACATGGCACTGAACCTCAAGAAGCTGGCACAGAAGGCTGCTAAGACCCAAGACCTGACCAAGGAACAAGCCGGTGGCGACTACGCCCCGCCCGCCAAGGGCGTGCCCGGCGTTCGCTTCGTTGGCTACATCGAGACGGGCAAGGTCGAGGGCACGTTCAAGGGGCAGACCAAGGTGCAAGACAAGGCACACCTGCTGTTCGAACTGCACGGCAAGCGCTGGCCCGCAAGCGAGGGCGGCCGTCCGCAAATGCTCACGGTCAAGCTGAACAAGAGCAAGTCCAGCAAGAGCGGCTACATCAAGCTGTTCAAGGCGATGAACTACGAGGGCAACGCCACCACGTTCGTTGAACTGCTTGGCGGTGACTACATCGCCAACGTGTTCCACTACGAGAACGAGGGCAAGACCTTCGCCACGTTCAAGGACGACGCAACCGGCATCATCACGGTGCGCGCCCCGTTCGTGGAGAACGAGGACGGCGAGCCGCAGCGCCGCAAGGTGCCCGAGGCTATGACCGACATCAAGGCGTTCCTGTGGGACGATCCCGACATGGACCAGTGGAAGTCGATCTTCATTGACGGCGAGTACGACGACGGCAAGTCGAAGAACCGCTTCCAGAACGCCATCAAGGACGCGCTGAACTTCGAGGGCAGCCCCGCCGAGGCGCTGCTTGAGGGCGACCCGGACACGGGTGACGACGACGACATCGAAGACGCCAAGGCTGCGGCCAAGGCAGCGAAGGCGGCAAAGGCCAAGGCTGCAGCGGCTGCCGACACGGACGACGACGACGCCACTGGGACCGACGAGGAGGTCGCTGACGACGACGAACAAGAGGAGGTGGAACCTACCCCACCGGCCAAGCCGAAGACGGCTGCAAAGGCCGCTCCGAAGGCCGCAGCCAAGCCTGCCGCGAAGGCCAAGCCCGCCACCAAGAAGCCGCCCGTTGACGAGGACGACCCGATGGGCGACATCCCTGACGGCTCGGACGACGAGTAATGGCGACGCCCGCATGGTTGGATAAGGTCCAGCAGCGGGCGAAGGAGACGGCTGAGCCACTGGTTCAGCCTGTCGAGGAGGTAGTCAAGGGTCGAGTCATCAACATCGACGGAGACTACCTCGCTTACTTCGCAGCAGGCGGCGACGAGATGAAGCCCGAGATTGCTAAGCAGGTAGCGACGGATCGTATCCTCGCTGCCCGCGAGCTTGTCGGGGCCGAGCACGCTGTGCTCCAACTCACGGCGCGTGACTCGACCAAGGGGCAGCGGTTCCTTGCATCGACGCACAAGCCGTACCAAGGCCAGCGCAACTCGGGGCGCAAGCCGAAGAACTGGGGAGTCGTTCGTGAGTTCCTTGAAGGGGCGGACACCAGTCTACTGGGTTGTAGACGAATTACATGGCTGGACCGAGAAGCTGATGACGGCTTCGCTAAGGCGGCTTATGAATCGCCGGCCCCTGCCGACCTCGTGGCGCATTTCACGGCTGACAAGGACATGCGAATGCTGCCCGGTATCCATCTGGGTTGGAAAGACTTTACCCGTGTTGTCGTCCCTGCCGGTGCTTACGACGTGGTTGGAGAAATCGACGGTAAGCAATACGGGCATAAGTGGTTCTGGATGCAATGCCTACACGGCGACACGGCGGACAACATCGGCGGCATCCCCGGAGTGGGCGAGAAGGGAAGCGCTAAGTCCCTCGCTGGCACAAGCTGTAATGCAGAGGCGTGGGAAGTCGTGGCTGCCCAGTACGCTGCGAGCTTTGGAGACGGCTGGCGTGCGATGTTCGTGGAGATGGCAACTCTGCTCTGGATGCGGAAAGCTAATTTCCTTCACGACTTCGCCCGCATCCTGACGACCGAGGCGCGTACGGAACTGGCCCCGGCCATCCGGGCGCAGCAGAAGCGTGTCGATGCCGAGCAGGCGCGACTGGATGAACTCAACAAGGATGACCCGCCGTGGCACACCGACTGACGAAAGCGGCCCTCGGGCCTAAGACCAAGCAGATGCTCGCAGAACAGCGCGGGCTGTCACCAATCACAGGGAGGCCGATCACAGATGCCGTTATGGACCACTGCCACCGCACAGGTCATGTACGCGGAGTTCTCCAGCGATGGGAGAACGCGGTACTTGGTCGGCTCGAAAATTGGGCCGGGCGACTTGGTGGCGACCCGCCTGTTTCAGACATCGAGTTTCTACGCGGCGTTGCAGATTACCTCGAACGCACTCGGGCCAATCCGACTGGTGTCCTGTACCCGACGTTCAAGACGGAGGCCGAGAAGCACCAAGCCCGCCTGCTGAAGGCGCGCAAGGCCCGAGCAACTGCACGCAAGGCGAAAGCCAAGGAGGCCAATGCGGATTCCGATTCGTGAATGGAGCAAGGACTACGACCCGCGTACGATGAACGATGTATGGTACCTGTCGGTCCTCATCAATGGCGAGGAGTTACGGGTGCGCATCGAGACGCCGAGCGCGCGGTGGTTGAATCCCGGCGCGATTCCGCGTGAGTACATAATCAAGGCTGTGTCGCAGCGCATTGCAAGCGCGGTGGCGGAGGAAATTCAGAGGAGCATTGCATGACTGTGAAACTGGCGTGGGATTACCGAGGCGTGTTCTCGATGCTCACCGCGAGCGCTGACGGAGAAACCGTAAGCCTCGCAATGATGGGCGACTTCAACCTTGAGCATCTGGCAGACAAGGTGGCCGAAACTGAACGCGAAGCATCGCGCCTCCTCAACCTGATTCTCTCAACCAAGGACACGAATGACCGGCCCTAAGATTCTCACCATCGACATCGAGACATCGCCCATCGGCGCACACGTATGGCGGCTGTTCGATGAGAACGTTGCCCTGAACCAGATCACAGCGGAGTGGACGATCCTCTCGTTCTGCGCCAAGTGGCTGGGCAGCGACGAGGTGATCTACGAGGACACCTTCAACCAGCGCAACAAGCGCGACGATAAGCGCATCGTCAAGCGGATTCACAAGCTGCTGGATGAGGCGGACATTGTGATCGGCCAGAACGTGCAGAAGTTCGACCGGCGCAAGATCAACGCTCGCTTCATCATGAACGGGCTTACGCCGCCGTCGCCGTACCGCGTGGTCGATACCATGCTAATGGCGCGCAAGACGTTCGGCTTCACGAGCAACAAGCTGGAGTGGCTGAGCGAGAAGCTGTGCACGCAGTACAAGAAGCTGAAGCACAAGAAGTTCCCCGGCTTCGAACTGTGGGCCGCGTTCCTCGCTGGCAACCCGGAGGCGCAAGAGGAGATGCGCGAGTACAACATCGTGGACGTGCGCTCCACGGAGGAACTGTACTTGAAGCTGCGACCGTGGCATCCGGGCCACCCGAACGTGAACACGTACGACGAGGATGCGGGAGACGAGATGCGCTGCCCGACCTGCGGCTCGACGCACCTGATCCGCAAGGGCTACCGCTACACCAACGTCGGCACATACGTGCGCTTCAAGTGCCAGTCCTGCGGGGCGTGGCCGCATGGCCGCCAGATGCAGAACACGAAACAGCAACGCAAGAACCTACTGGGGAACGCAGGATGATTTCGATTCGACAGATTCGCAACGCGCTCATCAAGAAGCTGGGCGGCTACACCAACATCGACCTGAACTACGAGAAGGCGCTGCAGGCGGCTGCCACGTATCGTCAGACCTCGGACATCTACCAGCGTAAGTTGGCCCGCATCAAGGGACGCGTGGCTGCGTACGATGTGCGCGATGACTTCGGGCGCAAGGTGCGCGTGGAGGACTTGCTGGCATGAGCAACGGCGGCATGAAGTTCGACGGCGACAAGCCCAATACGCAACTGCTGTTCGGTGGCATGCCGCTCGCCCTGCTGGGCGTCAGCGCCGTGCTCACCTTCGGCGCAAAGAAATACGCGGCGCACTCGTGGAAGACTGTGCCCAACAACGTGGAACGGTACAAGGCAGCCTTGATCCGCCACCAACTCGCAATCGAATCAGGAGAAACGCATGACTCGGAATCCGGCCTCCCTCACGCCTACCACATCGCCTGCAACGCGCTCTTTCTCGCAGAGCTTGCAGCGGCTAGTCTCCAGCGAACTGAATGCAGTGAACGGGCTGATCGAGCAAGCCCTGTTCAACAGCCATCTGGACCGGCTGACAATCGCGGGGGAGACGGGAAACACCAATGCCATGCGCGAGCGGTGGGAGGAAGCGCTGGACGAGCCGAGGCTCAGCCTGAAGTCGCTGGCGGAACTGTCGGAGATCATGGCGGACGAGTACGGCGCGACCCTATTGCTGCCGAGAACCTGATCGACGCGCTCGCAAAGAGCCAGCAGAAGACAGTATGCCACAGCCACGCGTTCGTGTGGGGCGGCTACGTGCAGACACCATTCGGTGAGCGTGCGCAGTATCGCTGCGTGCACTGCAACACCATCGAGCAACGACGCATCCCAGCAATCACAGGCGGACTATGAGCGGCTACATCGTACACAAGGCAGTTGAATTCGAGAAGATCACCAAGGGCGCGCGCACCGCGCTGAGCAAATCGCTGGGCGTGCTAGTGGGCGGCGTCGATGACCTGTCCGACTACTTCATCGCCCAGCGCAAGCACGACGGCGTGAACGGCGTAGCCGTGCTCAAGGGCAATGGAGACACGATGCTGAGCCGCACTGGCGAGGTTGCCAAGTCCTGCGACCACATCCTGCGCTACCTGAAGGGCCACATCGGCAAGGACTGGGTGGTGCTGGGCGAGGTGTGGCACAAGAAGTGGAAGCAGTCGGACATCTCCGGCGCGTTCCGCCGACACAGCCCCGGCCCGGAACTGACGTTCGCAGCGTTCGACATGCTGACCGTGGCCGAGTTCGAGGCTGGATGCAGTAACCGCCCCTTCGCAGAGCGGTACCTGAAGCTGCACAGCAAGCTGGCCGGCACCCCGAGCGACCCGGCATTCCTGTGCGCCACGTACAACCCCGGCACGTATGGCTCAGCAACGGGCCTAGCAGCCGATCTGGGCAGCAAAGGGCCGGTCGGGCAGGGTTGGTACGATGGCCTCATTCTGCGCGATCCTGCGGGCTTCTGGACGGCCGGCAGCGGCACGACCGGCGAGATCATCAAGGTGAAGCCTCGCCAGAGCTTCGACGTGCTGGTGCTGGGCGTGAACGAGGGGCTGGGTAAGAACGCTGGGACGTGCGGCAGCCTGACATGCAAAGGCCCGAGCAAGACCTTCACGGTGCGTGGGTGCGTGACAGACGGCGTGGCCGCGCTGTGGTGGGATAACCCGGATAACATCGTCGGCAAGATAATCGAAGTGGAGTGCCTCGGGATCACCGAGGACGGCAGCCTGCGCGAGCCGGTCATGAAATGCGTGCGGGACGATAAGCTAGACGCGGACTTCTAAGGGACGGGATGAATCAGATCGAGTGGGAACACGAAGTGATGCAGCGCGGGCGTGCGCGAGCGCGCAGCATGCTGGAACGCAACGAGCAGGCCGGGCGCGCGGACAACAACCCGTATGCCACGGCGCTGTACCGCCAGTATGTGCTCCCGCTCCGCGACCTCATCACGAGCACCATCGAGCTTCACAAGACGAAGGCCGGGCGGCACGGTGCACATGTGTCGCTGCTCAAGCAGGTTGATCCTGCAGTCGCCGCATACATCGCAGTGCGGACGGCGATCACCGTGCTGCTTGCCGGCGCAGCCAACTCCGCCCGCGCGCTGTCCAACCATATCGGGCTGTCGATCCAGCGCGAGGTGACGCTGGCCGGCTTCGAGATCAGCAACCCGGACCTGTTCTGGGAGGTGTCGCACGATCTGGACCGCCGCCACTCCAAGGCCAGCCAGCACCGCTACGCCGCGCTCATGGGTGCGGCCCGCAACAAGGAGATCGAGCTTCCGATGTGGGGCGTAGGCGACCGCGAGCAGATCGGCTCGTGGATGCTGGAGACGCTGCGCACGCTGGGCATGGTCGAGGTGCTGCACCACAAGGAATGGAATCGCGGCAAGATGCGCGAGCGGATCGAAGCCAGCCTGAGCGAGGATGCCATGCACACGGTGCAGCGCATCTCCGGGCTAGTGGAACTGACCATGCCGCTGCACATGCCGTGTATCGAGCCTCCGAAGCCGTGGACATCCCTGAACGAGGGCGGGTACCATTCCAAGGAGATGCGCTACATCATGCCGCACTGCGTGGTGATGCGCCACGTCAAATCCCCGGCGCTGCTGGACGAACTGCGAGCGCACAACTGGGGCACGGTGCTCACGGCGATCAACGCGCTACAGCAGACCGCGTGGCAGATCAACGGAGAGATGCTGCAGACGATCCTGACCGTTGCCAAGCATCACAACATGGACGAGATCGTGTCACAGGCCGAGTCGCCTAAGCCGGGTAAGCCCGACTGGTTGGCCGACGACATGAAGAAAGAGGACATGGACGAGGACCAACTCCGCGAGTTCCACATGTGGAAGCGCGAGATGGCCCAGTGGCACACCGACCGCAAACTGCAGGGCACCAAGTGGGGCCGCTTCTACACAGCAACGCGGGTCGCCAACGAGATGAAGGACTATGAGTCGATCTACTTCACCTACCAAGCCGACTTCCGGGGAAGGCTCTACGCTCAGACGACTGGCGTCTCGCCACAAGGTTCGGACCTCCAGAAGTCCCTCCTACGCTTTGCGAAGGGACTACCTCTTGGGACTGACGCAGCAGTTCAGTGGTTCAAGATTAACGGGGCCAATCGCTTCGGCGTTGACAAAGTCCCTTATGCAGAACGAATCGCTTGGGTGGACGAGCATGCGGCACGGATCATTGCAATGGCGGATGACCCGGTGTCAAACTTCGGATGGGCTGAGGCAGACTCTCCGCTGCAGTTTCTTGCGTGGGCTAAAGAGTTTGCGCGGTGGAAACGTGATCCTGCAAATTTCGTATCGCAGATCGCCGTGGGTATGGACGGCAGTTGTAACGGACTCCAACACTTTAGCGCGATGCTGCGCGATGATGTCGGCGGACGAGCGACCAACCTTCTACCCGGCGCAAAGCCGAACGACATCTACGCCCAAGTCGCAACCGTAACGCAGGCAAGACTCGCGGCTTTGATTTTGCCGGACGACGATGCGCGGGGTCGAGAATTCCAGCGACTCTGGCTAAAGCATGGGATCAACCGCAAGCTGGTGAAGCGCAGCGTTATGACGTTGCCGTATGGCAGCACGCGGTTCTCGTGTGCGGACTTCATCGTGCAGGACTATCTGCGCAAGGGCTTGGCACCTGAGTTCGAGCAGGCACAGTACGCCAGTGCTGCAAGCTGGCTCAGTCACCACGTATGGGCCTCTATCGGGCAGGTTGTGGTTGCCTCGGCAGAGGCTATGGCTTGGTTGCAGAAATGCAGCAAGGTCATTATGGCGAAAGGCCACCCACAGATACGATGGACGACTCCCAGTGGCTTCAGTGTTGTGCAGGTATACAATGGGTATGAGGAGTATCGCATTAGCTCTCGGTTACTTGGCGGAATGAGGCTGAAGGTTCGTTCTGCTATTGATGAGCCAGATAGCAACTTGCACAAGAATGGTATCGCTCCGAACTTTGTACATAGCATGGATGCTAGTCACATGGCGCTGTGCATTGTGGATTGTGTCGGCAAGGGTATCACGGACTTCGCTATGATCCACGATGACTACGGTGTGCACGCAGCTAACGCTCCGGTGCTGTTCGAGTCTATCAGGCAAACTTTTGTGAGTATGTATGAAGGCAATGATCCGATCAGTGACTTTGCGGGTAGCTACGATGGTCTGCCTGCGCAACCCAAAGCTGGTAAGCTGGCTATCAGGGAAGTTCTCAACTCGCCGTACTTCTTCGGCTGAGGATTATGTGTCCCAAGGGGACCAGAATGACTCGGGAGTATCTGGCTCCCTTGGGACGCACGAAACGGAGGTGCACATGACAGAGCAGAAACTTGTCCGGCTTGACCCGGACGTATATAAGGCGCTGGAGAAGGAGCTAGGCAATCTCGCCAAACCCGTCGTCAGCGACAAGACTACCGACTTGCAAGCGGGTGTCCTGCTTGGTGTGCAGATTACGTTGCAAAAGCTCAGGGATGGCTATGTCGTCACAGTATGACGCCTACACCCTTGGCATGATCCACAAGGCCATGCACGAACAGTGCGAGTCCGCCAAGGCGGCGGGCTACCGCTGGGCGCAATTGATGCGGCCCGGCGATGGCTTTCAAGCCGTGAAGAACGGCGACGTGCAGAGCGTCATCCATGAGGGCTACCTGATCGTGTACTCGGTCGGGAACTCGTGGATGAACTCGCAGGACTTGATCTTCGAGGAGCTGCTAACTCTGCGCGTGGAGAGTTCGGTGGGCAGGCTAGAGGCCGTCACCGATATTTTCGAGGAGCTTGCCAAGGCTTACGGCTGCAAGTACATCCTGACGGGTGCGTCAACCCGACGCTCCTTTGGTCGCTTCCTGACTGGGAAAGGCTATGAGGAGTCAGCTAACGTTTATTTCAAGGAACTACCATGAGCAAGGTCGTCAAGAACACGGTGCGAGCAATCGGCAAGGTCTTCGGCGGTGACGGCGGCGAGAACGCTGCGGCCACCCGCGAGGCAGCGGATAAGCAGGCAGCAGTGCTGCGTGAGCAAGCCGCCGCGCAGGCAGAGCAGGCCAGGCAAGCAGCCGCCGCACAAGAGCGTCTGATCCAGCAGCAGGCACAAGCCGCTGCCGCCGCCCGCGCCGCCGCAGTGAACCAAGCCACGGTCGCCAACCAGCAGGCCGGGCTTGCGGCAGACACCGCACAGCAGCAGCCGGACATTCAGCCGGACGTGGTGCTCGACACGGTTAACGCCAACGATCCGCGCCGGAAGTATCAGGGCGGCAATTCGAGCATCGGTGGCTCGCAGGGCGGCGCTGGTATCCGCATCTAAGGAGCACGCATGTCCAACCCGTACGATAGCCCCAAGGCATGCTGGACGGCGTTGGATGGCCGCGCAAACACGGTGATCCGTCGGAGTGAGCGGTACGCAAGCTGGACACAGCCCAGCCTGTGCCCGCCCGACGGCTTCAACGAGCAGACGGAGCTACAGAACGATTACCAGAGCGTCGGCAGCGAGTGCGTGAACTCGCTCTCGAACCGGCTGGTGCTCAACCTGTTCGCCCCGTCGCGGCCCTTCATGCGCTACGATGTCCCGCCCGCCATCGCGGCCAAGCTCGACATCGACCCGGCAGTCCTCCAGACCCAACTCTCCAAGGCGGAGCGCGACAGCGTAAAGCTACTGGACCAACTCTCAACCCGCCCCAAGCTGTTCGAGGCGATCAAGCACCTCATCGTCATCGGCAACGTGCTGGTGATCCTCGGCAAGGATAAGACCACGCCACTGCGCACGGTGCCAATCAAGAAGTTCCGCTGCAAGCGTTCCCCGTCCGGCAAGCTAGTCACGCTGGCGATCAAGGAATGCCTCAAGTTCGATGAGCTTGACGAAAAGGTGCAGCAGAAGCTGTTGGAGCAGTCGCCCACCAAGTACCAGTTCACGCCGAACAACCCGCCTGACTGCGAGTGGTACACTGAGGTATGCCTGCAGCCCGATGGGCGCTATGCGGTGCGTACGCAGGTTGACGACGCCATGCTCACCGGCCACGGATACGACGCCATGTACACCGAGGAGGAAATGCCCTACCGCGTCCTGACGTGGGAGCTTCCCGATGGGTGGCACTACGGCATCGGCCTCGTGGAGCAGCATGCCGGCGACTTCGCAGCGATCAGCACGATGTCAGCCTCGCAGTTGCAGTCGGCAATCCTCGCCTCCGAATTCCGGTGGCTGGTGAACCCGGCAGGCATCACGCAGCCCGAGGACATGGTGAACTCGCAGAACGGCGACGTTGTGCCCGGCTCGCCGGACGACGTGGTAGCCGTGACGGCAGCGACCGCAGGCGTGGCAAGCGCGCTGCAAGTCCAAGACCTGATCCTGTCGAAGTACGTTACCCGCGTGGGCCGCGCTTTCCTGCTGGCCTCGGCTGCGCAGCGAGATGCGGAACGCGTGACGGCGGAGGAGATTCGCCGCGACGTGCTGGAACTGGAGACGAGCCTCGGCGGTGTGTACTCACGCCTCGCCGTGGACTTCCAGAAGCCGCTGGCCTACTGGCTGGCCCGCATGCTCGGCGTCAAGCTGAGCGACACCGGCATCCAGCCGACGATCATCACCGGCCTCGACGCGCTCTCACGAAACTCCGATCTGGAGAACCTGATGCGCGCCCTTCAGCAATTGCTGATCGTGTCGCAGATCGTCGCAGGCGGCGGCCCGCTGAGCGTCACCCTCAACACCACGTCCATCGCAGCCTCGATCTTCGCAGGCAACGGCGTAGACGCGGACACGTACGTCAACGACCAAGAGACGCAGCAGGCCCTGATGGAACAGGAGCAGGCACGTCAGGAATCGCTCGCGGCAGCGCCGAACCGAGCACGCAACCAACAAGGAGCTTAAATGACCGAAGTCGTAGCCGCAACCGGAGCCACTGATGGCAACAACGTCGCAACCCCCGCAGCCGGTACAGGCGTCGCTGTTCCCGGCGTGCTGCCTGCCGGTGCCCAGCCGGCCACCCCTGCCGCTGGAACGGGTCAACCCGCAGCACCGGGCGCTACTCCTGCTGCAAATCCTGCTGGAGCAGAGACTCCGGCTGACGGTGTTTTCGGACCCGCAGTAAGCTACCAGTCCACCGGCCACGCCGGTCTGGATATGGCGGTGAACTGGCTCGGCTCGCTCGGCATCGACTACGACACCAGCCCGGAGGCACAGGCCGCGTATAACGGCGATTTCAGCCTGCTGCGCGCCCTCCTGCAGGGTAAGGGTGTCCAAGGCGCAGAAGCCTATCTGACGCTCGCTGAGACGGCCCTGAAGGGCATCCAAGGCGAGAAGGCTGCCAAGGAACAGGCCCACATCGCAGAGATCAACGGGTACGCTACCGACCTGCTGGGCGGCATCGACTCGTGGAACGAGACGCTGGCGTGGGCCTCGGCCAACGTGGAGGGCGACGAGGCCGCAGGCATCAACGCTGCTCTGGACTCGGGCGGCATTCAGGCTCAGGCCATGATGCTGTTCCTCCAGCAGCAACACCGCAGCCAGCCGGGCACCAGCTACGGCGGGCCGGCCAACGTCGCCAGCCACACGGCGGGCGGTAACGGCTCGGGCCAGTCCAGCTTCACCCCGCTGTCCCCGCAGGAGTATGGCCGCGCCACGGCTGAGCTTGCCAAGCAGCTACGTGGACAAGACATCACAAAGTCCCCGGAGTATGCCAAGCTCCAACAGCGCCGCGCCCTGTATCGAGGCTGATTATGGACGTACGACCAATGTAAAGCGCCCGCTCGGGTCTTCCTTCGGGGAGGCTCGGGCGGGCCTTTTGTCGTTTCTGGCTCCCTTGGGACACAAAGTACCGTGTCACCAGAGAGCCTAAAGCGTGGCAAGTGACACGCACCACTTTTGTGAAGGAAAGATAACATGGCAGTCAGCTATACCAACGTCAATCGTCCCGGCGCTAATCTGCAGTCGGGCAACAACACCCAGATCGGCACCTCGCCGTCCGGCACCAACCCGCAGGCCCTCCATATCGAGGAGTACGGCGGCCAGATCGAGGGCACCATCGCGCGGAAGTCCATCGTCCGCAACTTCATCCCGGTCCGCTCGGTTACCGGCACCTCCATCCTGTCGAACTTCCGCATCGGTGAATCGACCCTCGCCAAGGTCACGCCGGGTACCGCGCCCGACGGCACGGTCAACCAAGCGGCCAAGGTGAGCCTGCGTATCGACACGCTCATCAACGCCCGCAGCATGGTACCGCTGCTGGACGACTTCCAGAACTCCTACGATGCCCGTATGGCAATCGGTCAGGAGCACGGCAAGAAGTTCGCCAAGTTCATCGACCAAGCATTCCTGATCCAAGCGGTCAAGGCTGCGCAGCTATCGAACTCCGGCCTGCCGGCTGGCTGGTCGGGCGGCACCGCCAAGACCTTCGCCGCCGCTGGCGACGAGAACGATCCGGCGAAGCTGGAAGCCCTGTTCAGCGACCTGTTCGCTGACATGGAAGGCAAGGACGTCGATCCGATCTCGGACGATGTGGTCGTGGTTCTGAAGCCCGCAGCGTATTACACCCTGCTGAAGAACAACCGCCTCGTGGATCGTGACTTCGTGCTGTCGGATGGCACCGAGATCAAGACCAAGAGCCTGTCGGTCTACGGCGTGCCGGTGTACGTGTCCAACAACCTGCCGACCACCAACATCTCGGGCCACGAACTGTCGAACGCTGGTAACAGCAACGCGTACGACGGCGACTTCACCAAGGTGGTTGCCGCCGCGTTCTCGCCCAAGGCCCTGCTGGCCGGCGAGACGATCCCGCTGACCCCGGACGTGTTCTACGATCCGATCAGCAAGATGTGGTTCATCGACGCCCACACCTCGTTCGGCGTCACCCCGGATAACCCTGCCTACGCAGGCGTGCTCCTGAAGGCTTAATTGCCCAACTGCCCGTCACTCACAAGGTGGCGGGCATTTTTTCGTTAGGAGGCAAGATGACAACGAACATCACAGAACTCGATGTCGTCAACGCTTGTCTGCGTTCGATGGGCGAGACGCCGCTGAATAGTATCGACCTCGATCACCCCTACGTGGCATCTGCGCTCGGCATTCTGAGCGAGATGCTGGTGCTCGAACTCGAACTGGGCTGGTGGTTCAACACGGACTACACGGTGCTCCAGCCGGACCCAGACACGGGCTTTGTGTACGTGCCTGCGGATTCGCTGAACTGCCGCATGAACCCGAACGACTCGCAGTACGTCGAGCGCGGCAATCGCATGTGGGACACGTTCAACTCGACGTTCAACATCGGCAAGCCGCTACCCGCCTGCATCTTCCGCAACATCGACTTCGACAACCTGAGTATCGGCGCAAAGCTGATGATCTCGCTGCGCACGCAGTTGAGCTTTCAGGATGCGTTCGATGGCGACTCGGACAAGTACCAGAAGATTTACCAGCAGTACCAACAGGCATACGGACGACTGCGCCGTCTGCACATCAAGAACCAGAACCTCAACATGATGAGCACACCGTTCAGCGCTACGGCGATGGGCATGGTGCGGCCCGTGTCCCGCTATGCCGGGGCCAACACCGTCATGTACCCGGTTCGCGTACGCTAACAGGAGCCTCGCATGGGCAAGGTTGTAGGATCGTACGCCTCAGTCGTGCGAGGCGTCTCAGAACAGATTCCGCAGGACCGTCTCCCCGGCCAGTTCGGTGAGATGGTGAACATGGTCGATGACCCGGTGCGCGGTAAGGCCCGCCGTCAGGGGTCGGCCATGATTGACGAGCGTAAGCTCATGGGCGGGACATTGACGGATACCCAGAAGGAGTATCTGCGCAACTACCGCGTTTACGATTTCTTCCTCGGTGGAATTGAGTACAGCCTCATCTACCAGTCGCAGCCTCGCGCACACGGCGACACGCTTCCTCTGCTCCAGTGCTTGAACAAGGCGACTGGACAGTTCCTTACGGTCAACCTCAGCGAGTCCTCAGCGGGCGCGCTCGATCCGTGGAAGGACGGCGGTATCTCGGCAGTCACGCTCGTCGGAAAGTTCCTCGTGCTGGCGTCGAATCAACTCGGGCCGGGTTACAGCACCACGGACAAGTACGCTGCCACGCAGGAGTGGGGCGTGGCGTGGGTGCGCGGAGGCGCGTACAGTCGAACGTACAAGCTGGTCATTCGCGGAGAGCCGGACAACTACCCCGGCACGCCTGTGTTTACCGCCACGTACACCACGATGGCATCGAGCTACCCGAATCTGCTCGACACGTCAGATATCGCGCAGAGCGACCCGGAGTACCAGAAGAAGGTGAACGACCGAGTGAACGCCTATAACTCGGCAGTGAACAAGTGGGTAGGCGACGCGCTTGCCTCTACACAGCCGCAGAATATCGCTGCGCAACTCTCGGGACAATTGGTGGCCGGCGGGTACAACAATCTCGCGGTGGTCGGCGGCTCGATCTTCATGGACCACATCTTAGACATGACGTGCGATGACTCCGGCGACGGTACGTTGTTTCGCGCGGTATTCAACGAAGTGGATGACCCGGCTAAGCTGAGCACGATTCACGGCGATCAGAAAATCGTCCGCGTCAAGCCCAAGGGCACAGACGAGACGTACTATATGCGCGCGGTTAAGACGGATACCGCAGCAGCACACTTCGGCCCCGTGCAGTGGGTGGAGGGCGCAGCGCAGGTCGTCACACCGGGACAGGTGTTCGCCATTGCGAGCATCACGTCCACTACACTCACGCTTGCGAACAGCCCGGCGCAACTTGCTACGGCAATCGGATCGCCCGTTCCCGGATACGCGGCTAGCGTGTGCGGTGACATGACGGACAAGGGCGCGGTGCCCTACTTCTTCGGTCGTAAGGTGTCGCATATGGCGATGTTTCAGGACCGCATGGTGATTGTGTCAAACGGCGTTATCTTGATGTCGCGCACCGGGGATTACTTCAACTGGTTCCGCAAGAGCAAGCTACGAGTCGATGACGACGATCCCGTCGAGGCGTTTGCCCTCGGAAGCGAGGACGACATTATCTCGCAGTCTAGCTCGTACAACAAGGACTTGTTCCTGTTCGGAGAGCGGGGGCAGTACGCGTTGCCGGGACGCAGCGCCATCACACCGAAGACCATCTCCATCACGCAAGTGGCGGGGGAGCGCGACGCGATGCTAGCACGGCCCATTCCGGTGGGCAACCTGCTGTTCTACGGGAAGTACGAAGCGAAGCCGGATCAGTCCGGCCCGAGCAAGTATGCGGCCAGCCTGAACCAGTTCCAGCTTGGCCTGTTTCAGGACACGCCGGAGACGTACAACGCCTCGCAACAGCTTGACGGTTACCTACAAGGGCGCGTGATTGAGCTTGCATCGCTGCCCAAGCCCTACACGGTCTTCTGCCGCACAGACGGGCTGGACACCGGCCTGTACACGTATCGCTTCATCGACCAGCAGGGCACACAAGCTCGTCAGTTCGACTCGTGGTCCCGGTGGGAGTGGGATGCGCGCGTCGGTACGCTTATCGGGTTGACGACGTATAAAGCAACGCTATACGCCTACGTGATGCGTACGAACGCACAAGGTGTATGGATCGGCGCGGAGCAGTTCATCATGGACTCCTCGCCGTCAGCGTCCAGCTATCTCGACTCGCTGCGTGTCGGCACGGACTATGACGCGGCAGTATCCACGAGCCGCTTCATTGCGCCCGACAACCCGTCGGACGAGAAGGAGCATCAGTTCGTGGGTGGGAAGCGTCCGTACCCAACAGCCTACCTAGGTGGCGTGGTCACAAACTACGCTGACCTTAAGGCAAACGTATTTGGTGGCGACAACACCAAGTATGACGTGGGATTCCAGTATCAGTCCTACACGGACCTGACACCGCCGTACGTGCGCGACCGCAATGACAAGGCCATCGTCAACGGGCGTCTCGTTATCAACCGATACACGGTTAGCGTGACGGACACTGCGGGCATGGACTCGTTCCTGACGGCACAAGGACAGACCACGAACGTGCAGCGCTTTAACGGGCGGCGCGTGGGTATCAGCAACAACCGGGTCGGCATCCAGCCGTTCTCGACCGCCGTCGTGGACGTGCCATGCGGGCGCTCGAATACCGAGCACAGCATGCGGCTACAGTCGCGTACGTGGTTGCCTATGACCGTCTCGGCAATCGAGTGGGTTGGGCAGCTATTCATCAACAGCCGTCGCGTATAAGGAGTTCACTATGTGGATGGCAGCAATCGGCGCAGTAATGAGCATGGCAAATGCTCAGGCCCAGAAGGAGGAGCAGGCGGCGCAGCAGTACGCTCAGAAGACAATCGACCAAGCCAAAGCCGATGCCGCCAACACTGTGAACGCAGCGAACGACGCAGGTAAGAATGCGATTCGCGGCGCGACCAACGAGTTCGAGGCGGCGCAGGCTGCCTTGAGCACGACCACGCGCTCCATCGGCAACCAACAGAAGCTACGGGCCTACGGCGAGCAGTACAACGCGCTCCAGACGAGCATCATGCGCCAGAATGACATGATGATCCGAGGCCGGCTTACAGACCAGCTACAGGCCGCGTCGAATCTCGGAGCACTTCGGGCCGACGCTGCGGCGCGCGGGGTTGGCGGGTCGAGTGCGGACATCATGCGCTCAGTCGCGGCCCTCAACTTCGGCAGCAAGGAAACACTGCATCAGGAGCAGCGGGCCAACATGTCGTACGATCAAGCTCTGCAACGCGCAGGCATGATCCGCACGGCGATCCTCTCGCAAGACCTCTCGGTCGATCTCCCGTCGCTGGACTACGGCTTCAGCAGCACGCCGCAGCAGACAGCGGGCACGTACTTCCAATCGAGCAACGGTGTGAAGCAAGCAATCATCTCGGGCCTCCCAGCGCTAGCGCAAGCAGCAGGGGCAATCGGGAGCGCGTTCACGGGTGGCGGGGATACCTCGTCCTTCTACAACGCAGGAGCAAAGAGCGCGGCTGACTACGGCCTGACCTTCGGGCTGGGCGGTTCGAGCTATCAATCAACGGCAGGCACGTCGTCGCTGACCTACGGGTCGAGCACTCCGACCTCGGGCATGTTCACTTCAGCATAAGGAATCAGCATGGCGGAAACATTCGGCATCTCTGCCGGTGGAGACGTGGTGGTGCAGAATGCGCCCGCCGCGCCCCAAGGCCCGCAGGTTCGCCTGTCGGGCGGGCCTCGCATGTACAGCGGGCAGGCGCAAGTCTCGCAGCCCGGTGGTATCTACGGGGCCGAGGCAGTAGCTCAGGACAACGCAAAGACGATGGACGCGCTCAACAAGCTCACGCAGGGCGCGCTTGAGCCGTACATTCAGCAGGAGAAGCAGAAGCAGTATTACGAGGGCATGGTGATGGCCGCGCAGGGCAAGAGCCTCGTGGACATCCAGAATGAGCAGCCGTGGTTCACCAACATCTTCGGCCCGTCTGCAACCGTTCGCGGTGCGCAGGCGATGACGGCGATGGGCGCGCTCGACAATGCCAAGACGGACTTCCTCGGCCAGATGCCCGTGCTGCGCACGCAGTCACCCGACTCGGTGCGACAGATGATCGTCTCGCAGTTCAGCAAGCTGGGCAGCACGGGCGACCCGGCCACGGACGTAATGATTCAGGCCAAGCTCGCGGAGCAGATGCCGGCCCTGCTGGACATTCACACGCGCGAGCATGTGAAGTACATTCAGGAGTCGAATAGCAGCGCGTTCCAGAAGGCGTCCCTCGCCTCGGGCAAGAGTCTGCAGGCCGTGTACGATAACGGCGACCCGACGATGCCGCAGCAACTCAAGGACAACGAGTGGCGGTACGCGCAGGAGTCGTGGGCACCAATGCCGGGCCAGGATCAGAAGTCGTGGCAGACCGACGTGTTCAACGTCTCCAAGGCGTCTCTGATGGAGGGCAACTTCGCCCACATCGAGGCGCTGAAGTCCTCGCAGTTCTGGGGCCAGTTGGACCCGGAGGCGCAATCGCAGATCGAGAAGATGATCCCGGTTGCGCGCGAGCACGCGAAGCGGTACAGCCCGAGCCTCACGCAGGACGTGTTCAACGTCAACACGATGGAGCAACAGCTTTCCATCGGCATGGGTCCGCAGAGTATTGACGACCTGCACCGCTGGATGGATGCCAAGGACGGCGAGTGGACTAAGAAGACTGGCACGTCGCAGCCCTACTTCGACAATGCGCAACGCAGCGCGCTGGAGGACAAGTGGTTCGCCGGCATGAAGGCCAAGGCCCATAGTGCCGCCACGGCGCGCTCGCAAGTCGCGGACATCGCCCTTCAAGAGGCAATGCTGCGGCAGGGCGTCAACTCGATGACCACGCCGCCGTCGATGGACAAGATCACACCGGAAGTCAAGCAGGCGGTGATGGGTGAACTGTACGGCCAGATCGACTGGACCAACCCGAACGATCCGAAGCAGCAGACCCTCATGTCGAAGTTCGCGGTGGCCTCGGCCAATCTCGGCTCGGGCATGACGGTGCAGGCTGTGCAGGGCCGGTGGCGCGTCGCGGCTTCGCAAATCCTCTCGGATGGTGCGAACGTCTCGCAGGAGGCGCAGGGCGCGTTACAGCAGTGGCGAGCGATGCTCGACCCATCCGTCGTGAACGGGCGGGCTGCCCTTGCACAGTACCTCGGCGCTGAGGAGGCCGCGAAGATCGAAGCACTCGTGTCGATGTCGCCGGACCTCGCTGACCCGAACAAGCTGCAACTGGCCCGCAAGGCTATCAAGGACGGCTACGCCGCAGTCCCGCACCGCGATCAGATCGCTACCGCAGAGGCTGTCGTGGCGAAGGAGACGCCGGGCATCCTCGGGCGCATCTTCGGCTCGTCAGGCCAACTCGGCGGCATCAAGCTGAACGAGGGCATGCAGGGAAAGATGGTGAAGGACTTGGCGATGAGCACGGCCCGCTTCCAGCAGATCGGCCTGTCGCCAGAGGCAGCCGCCCAACACGCATTCGATCTGCGTTACGGCGGCGTCAACGGCGCGGACATGTTCTCCGGTATCATCGTGGAAAAGCAGGGCGCGGCCAACACGCTCGCCGCCAAGCTCGTCTCCCGTAACGGCGGCTCACAAGGTCAGTCCGACTATCAGGAGGCTGTGGACCTGACGTGGCGTACCAAGATCGCCAGTGCAGTCAATGCGCAGATTGGGGTCATCGCAGGCCAACCCGGCTTCAAGGGCAACGCCAAGGCGCAGTTCGACCCGAGCAAGCTAACCGCCGTATACGGGACCAACCTCGTCGCGCCGGGTGGTAAGACTGTGATCTCGCTCACCGTGGCCGACAAGCAGGGTAAGACCCACGTCGTCACCTTCACGGAGGACGAGGTAGCCGCCACGTTCGACGCGCTCGTGACCAAGCGCGCCGCCAAGAGCCGCGAGGTTCCGGCGACAGACCGCCCGCAGTCCAACGTGGTCGAGACGGCTTTCGGGCCAACACTCATTCGCTAACGCGCACAGCGTCGGGCACCTTCAATCGAGGGTGCCCCTCAGTGTGCGTCTCAACTATTCAGGAGAAAGCATGGCAAAGTTTCAACCTACTGAGCAGCAACTCGAAGACGCTCGCAAGCAAGACAAGACGCTCGGTATCCCCGAGGGCACGACTGCCCGCCAGATCGAAGTGGAATCGGGCTGGAACCCGAACGCCGTAAGCAATCGTGGCGCGATGGGCTACGTGCAGGTCATCCCCAAGACGCTGCAGTCGATCTCGGCTCGCGTGGGCCGCGATCTGAACCCATCCGACTGGGGTGACGCGCTGACCATCCACCGCGAGGTGATGAAAGAGAACCTGTCCCGCTGGGGCAATCTCGATGACTCGCTGCGCGCCTACAACTCAGGCTGGGAACCGAAGAACTGGAACAACCCGGAGACGGTCGGATACGTGCAGAAGATCACGGGCGGCCAAGGCGGTGCCACGATGGCTATGTTCGCTGATGCCGGGGCCGAGAAGCTGGGCACGTACGGCAAGTCGCTGGCGAACCTTGAGACGGCCCGCGAGTTCACGCAGGGCGCTGAGTACGGCCAAGCAACGCCGGGCAGCGCAGCCCTGACGCCGACGATCCAAGAGGGCCTGCCGGAGGCTGACGCTCACGCGCTCGCCGCGCGCACTGCCAACACCTCGGGGTTCCTTGAGGCCACCGTGGCCGCTGCCACCAACGACACGCTGACTGCTGCCCTGTGGGACTTGCAGAAGCGCGGCAAGGTTGACCCGCAGTTCGACCCGTTCACCGACGAGCGCAAGGCTTCGCTGGAGGCCGAGGGCCTGTACGGCGACCAAACCGCACGCGACCACATCGGTGCGTCGATCAATGAGGAGGACTACAATGCGCGCGTTCAGGATGAACGGGACCGCCGCGAGCTTATGGCGCGTATGGCGAACACCGACGGGCTTGCTGGCGCTGGTGTTGTCGCTGGGCAGTTTATTGGCTCTATGGCTGACCCTGTTGCTATCATTGGTTCTATGGGTGCCGGCGCTGCTGTTGCTGCTTTGCGCGGCGCAGGCGCGGCGACTCGCGCGGCTGTAATCGCTGAGGCAGCCCTCGGCGGTGCCGTGGAGAACGTGGCCCAGCAGTACGCTATCGACCAGATCGAGGGCACCCGCTTTGACTGGGCCAGCATGGCGCAGCAGGCGGCCTTTGGCGCGGGTTTCGGCGCGCTGGGTGGGGTAGTAGCTGCCCGCGAGAAGCGTGCGGCTGAGGCCCGTCAGGAGCCTGCTGAGGTGTCACCGTTGGGCGCTGATGAGGGTGGCGAGCTACCCGGTATGCGCGTAAACGAAGAAGACCCGCTTGACGCGTATATGCAAGGCTCGCAGGACGAGATCGAGGACATCCTCCGCCGCAAGGGCGATGAGGCGTACAACGAGGGAGTGACCGGCCAGCAGCGACTGGACGCAGACGAGGACGGTATGTTCTCGACGGACTTCTACGACATGTACGGCCCGGCCCGCACTCTGGACGACGATCTGGACAGCGCCATGAAGGGCTTCCAAGATGAGACGGTTGCCATCGAGCGCGACAAGGTGCGCCGGGACGGCGACGACATCTCCGAAGATGCCGCAGGCGTCCGCAGCGAGGAGCACCTGATCGAGACGAAGGAGCAAGAGGTCAAGCCCGACGTGCCCGTGAACGAGCCGCCGTTTGGCCGCACGAGCGTCGAGCACCTTGCCACCAACATCAAGTCGGGCCGCGAGGAACTGACGCGCCTTACGCAGAAGGCCAAAGACCCGTTCATCAAGCAACTGGCTACGCGCCTGCTGTCGGTGCTGAAGACCGACGTGAAGATCGAGGTGCTGAAGAAGTCGGACCTGACGAAGCTGGGCACCCGTGCTCACTACGAGTTCGGCAGCAACACGGTGCGCATCGCCCCGAGCGATGGCGACTGGGTTATGCTGCACGAGCTTGCCCACGCGGGCACGGCCCTGAAGCTGGAGTACGGTAAGGCCAACCCGGACTCGTTCCACGGTCAACTGTACAACCAGTTCGAGGAACTGCGCAAGCACACGCTGGAGGCATGGAAGGCCCTCGGGCCGGACGAGCAGTCGAAGCGCATGACTAAGAGCCGTATGGCATTCGTCAAGGCCGGGATGGAGGGCAAGAAGAACCCGACCAGCACGACGATCCAGAAGCTGGGCAGCGAGGCCGGTGCAGTCAACAACGTGGACTACTACTTCCAGAACGTCCACGAGTTCGCTGCTGGCCTGTACTCGGGCGACAACGCATTCGTGCGCTTCCTATCGGACCTGCAAGTGCCCGCCACGGGCCAGAACTTCCTGACCAAGGCTGTGCAGATCGTCAAGGACTTGTTGGGCCTGACCAACCTGCAGACCAACGCACTCGTGCGCGCGATGAACCTCGTGGATCAAATCCTCGAATCGCCGCTGAACACGACGCTGCGCTTCGGCACGGAGGATCGTCGCAGCATGTCGATCCTACAAGCCCCGCCCACGCCGGCCAGCATCATCGGCTCGTGGACGACCACGGCTCTGCAGCAGAAGGTGCTCACCGCGCTGTCTCACGTCAACATCTCGCGCAACGCCAACAAGGCCACAGAGGGCTTGCTCTCTGGTCTGGGCTACGTGGACAAGAAGACGGGCGGCTGGCTGGTTACGCCGGCCCAGCGCCTCTCGCAGTCCGCCTCGGAAGTTGCACGCCGCGCGGGCGCGCTGCTGTTCGAGAACGCCGCAGGCACGGATGCCCGCAACAACTCGGTGTCCATCAACTACGAGCGCCTGCGCCGTGGCTACACGGACCAGTACCTGCAAGACGTTGAGAAGAACCTGATCGAGGCGATGACTCCGGGCGAGAAGGCGAAGTACCTGACGGGCTTCGGTGCCAAGGACGTGATCGAGCGCATCGACACCGCCGTGGCGGAACTGCGCTTCCAGAAGCGTCAGGCCATTGCCAAGGGCGGCAACATGCAGTACCCGCAGACTCCGATTGGCCGCATCGCTGCCGTGATGGACGAACAGGTACGCCGCGTCACCGACGAAGGCATCAACGCCGGCAACCAGTACGCCAAGGACGTGTCCGGTACGGGCTGGGTCGGCTTCATGCCGCAGACGTGGAAGTGGGACAAGTTCGCCAACGCGCTGCGCACCGACCGCAAGACGTGGGACGCGGTGAAGAAGAACTTCACGGAGCAGTACACCGAGATGATCGTGGACCCGGCCATCGCCAAGGCAACGGCGAACGGGGCCAACGCCCAAGAGCTTTCGGCCATTCGTGCAGCACTGACGAAGCAGGTTGAGGCTCGCGTGGAAACGCGCATGGGCGAGGCGATCCGCGATCCGGGTACCCGTGGCAACCGAGACGACACCAAGTTCGCCAAGATCGCCGCAGAGCTTCTGGAGGAGCAGTTCGACGGGCAACCCGTCACCCCGACCGTCGTGGCTGAGTTCCGCAAGGCGCTTGGCGACATCGTGAAGGACCGGACTCGCACCGAGTTCGATACGCTGCGTGTAGTGGACGGTGTGCGCCTGCTCGACTTCCTTGAGCACGGTATCATCGACAACGTGCAGCACATGGGCCATCGCTTCGCTGGCCAGAACGCAATGGCTAAGGCCGGGTTCAAAGACCCGCACTACTTCGACGCCCTGATGGACCTCGCCGCCAAGGACGGCGCATCGCAGGCTGACATGGAAGACCTAGCATTCGCGGGTCGCGCCTACGGCTTCCTGCCGTCGAAGGCCGCTGATATGCCTGCCCTCGCCGCACTGCGCAACTTCGCGTACTCGGCCATGATGGGCAAGCTGGGGTTCTCCCAGTTGGCAGACCTCGGTGCTATCGCTTCGAACCTCGGCGTTGGCTCGCTGTTCCGCATGCTGCCGCGCACGCTGTCTCGTGAGCCGGAGTTGGTCAAGCAACTCGGGCGCATGTCCCTCTCGCTGGTTGGTCAGGACTACCGCCTGCACCGCCTCACTGCTGACGTGCTGCCCGATGGGCGCGCTATGCAGGGTGGCCTGCAGTCGATCCAGATTGTGTCCAACCGCGCTGCGGGGCTGGTATCGCATCTCTCGCTGTCCAACTTCATGAACAAGACGCTGCACAAGGCGTTCCTGCCAACCATGATGGAGGACTTGACTCGCGCCGTGCAAGGGCGTGATGGTGGGATGAGCGCGCGCCGGCTGGCAGACGCAGGCATCGACGCGCCTATGGCCCAACGCATCGCCGCGCAACTCAACGCGCACGACGCGGGCCGCAAGGCCGGCGACCGCTTCAACTGGGACCAGTGGACCGACGCGGAGGCGATGGACTCGTTCATCGCAGCGACGCAGCGCATCACGTATCAGACCTTCCAGCGCTCGCTGGTGGGCGAGTCGCAGGCATGGCGCAGCGAGAACGCCGTGGGCATCTTGTTCGGGCAGTTCCGAGGCTTCGGCCTTACTGCGATGGAGAAGTCTACCGCACGCAACCTGAACATCGCGGACGCACAAGCATTCGTGGGGCTGGCACTCTCGACCGCGCTGGGCGCTGCAATGGCGTACGGTCGCATCGAGATGAACACGCTGGGCATGTCCGATGCCAAGGCACGCGAGTACCGCAAGAAGCAGACGGCTGGCTTTGCGTTCACTAAACTCGTGCTGAACAACGTGAACCAGTCGGGCCTGCTGGGCGACGCAGTGAGCATCGGTGAGCTTGTCTTCGGCGGTAACAGCCGTGGGCAGCAGGCCGGGTTCGAGCCGCCCGCAGTCTCGTTGGTGGGCGGGCTGGGCAAGGTGGCAACGCAGGCCGGTGCATTCCTGACCGGCGAAGGCGACGTGAAGAAGCTGTCGCAGTCGGTGCTGCGGATCACGCCGGGTGGCAACACCTACGCGGGTACGTGGCTGCTCAATCAAGCCAAGTGACGGATGAGCCTCCTTCGGGAGGCTCAATCTGGTTCCCTTGGGACACACTATACAGGAGGCCCTGATGGCCGGAGAACAACTATTGCCGTGGATCGACTCCGGTGACGCAGAAGGCAACCGGAACTCGATGCAGAATTTCGAGGGCGATGGCATCATCACCTCGTGGGATTTCAACTTCGCGGGCGGGTACATCTCGACCGCAGACGTGAAGGCATACATTTATCGCACGGCCTCGGGCCTGACGGACGCTATTGATCCCGTCGTCCTGACCGGGCCGAACACAATCGAGGTCATTCCAGCAGTCCCGGACGGCGACTTCCTCGTGGTCTACCGCGACACGCCGAAGGACATGCCGCTGGTTGACTACACCACCGGCGCTGTGCTGGACGAGGCCAACCTCGACAAGTCGAACAAGCAAGCCATCTTCGTGGCTGCTGAGATGTCCGACCGATTCGACGCTATCAACGCATCGAGCGCAGACGCCATCGCGCGCTCGTTCGAAGCCCTGACAATCGCCAACGCGGCAGACGACAAGGCAGACAGCGCGCTCGCCGCCTCTGCGGCTGCCGTGTCCACTGCCAATGCAGCACAGGCCGCTGCTGCGGCTGCTGTGGCGACGGCTAACGATGCGAGCGACGTAGCGAACGGAATTGCTGCAACTGCGGACGCCGCCTTTGCAGCCGCGTCTGCTGCTGTGGACACGGCCAACGCTGCCGAAGCTACAGCCAATGGCATCGCAGGCACGGCCAACACCGCGCTGGCGAATTCCAACACTGCAATCTCTACGGCCAACGCCGCTGCGGCTGACGCGCAAACCGCCCTAGACACTATCGACGCGGCAGTAGCGAACAAGATCAGCAAGGATGGTTCCATTGACTTCACGGGACACCAGAAGTTGCTTAATAGCACGCCGAGCGATCCCCTCCATGCGGCGAGCAAGGGGTATGTCGATGCCGTGAAGACGGCAACGCTCAAGGCCGGTAACAACTACCTCGACAACACCGAGTTCGTGTGGAATCTCTCGCCGCTCAGTTCGTTGCCTGCCGGTACAGGTACCCGCTGGCTGGCTGCCCGCTGGCATCATACTAGTTCAGGTAGTACGCATGCTGTGGAGATGCTGCCTTTCGCGATGGGACAGACGGACGTGCCGGATAATCCCCGGAACTACCTACATGTCACCTGTGCGAGCGTTGCGGGGGCGAGCAACTGGTGCAATCTCGGTCAAGCGCTAGAGACGGTTACAACGCTCAGCGGTCAGACCGTTACGTTCTCGTTCTGGGCGCGTGCTGACGGGACAAAGCCGATCTCCGTGGAGTTTGTACAGTATTTCGGAAATGGCGGCTCCCCGTCGGCAGAGGTTAACGGTATCGGGACCACAAAGTTCACCCTAAGCACTACGTGGACCAAGTATTCCGTGACGGTTGCCATCCCCTCGGTGGCGGGCAAGACGATGGGCACCACACTGTCCGGCTTCCTCTCTGCACAGATTTGGCTGGACGCCGGCAGCACGTTTAACACGCGGATCGGCTCTCTGGGGCAGCAGAACATCGTGTTTGACATCGCGCATCCGAAGCTGGAGGTAGGCAGCGAGGCGACTCCGTACGTGCCTCGCGGATTTGGCGAAGACTTGGCAAACATCGGACGGTACTGGAGCAAGGTACGATTCTTTGCGAATGCCGGCCCGGCTGCTAATTACACCGGGCACTCTATGGCACATCGAGTCCCAATGTATCCGGGTAACGTCAATGTGCAGTTCACGGACGATGTTGGCAACTTCAACCGCGTCACCACAAACGCCGCAGGTAACAATCAGGCACTGACAGGCGGCGCTATCGGATCGAACGACACCTCGTTCACCTATGACTTCCTCACGGCGTCTACGGGTAACTGGGTAGCTGGCTTCTCGTACGCGCGCTGCGAGCTTGTGGGTTGATGTGAACCGCCCCGCCCGTGTGAAGATCGCCGGGCGGCGCTGGCTCATTGAGTATCAACGCCGCACCGAGCACCATGTGTACGGCATGACGTATTATGATGAGCACCGGATCGTCATTCGTGATGGTCTGCTGCCCATCGAAGAAGCCGACACCCTAATCCACGAAGTCATGCACGCCCTCATTGCGAGCGCGGGCATCACTGTACCCGACACCGAGGAGGAACCGATTGTTCGCGCTATGGCCTCTGGCCTCACCGGCGTGCTGGCCGATAATCCCGGCCTGCGACGCTACATTAACTATCTGCTAAACAGGAAATGACATGCTCACCCGTGAACACGTCGAGACGGCTGCCGAGGTAGCTAAGGCATCGCCCACCGTGGCTTACGGGGGCATGCACATCTGGGGATACCCGATTGCTGATTGGGTATCCGTCCTGATCGCAGTATACACCGTCGTACAATTTTACTTCCTTCTGCGGAGCAAGCTGAAGGACAAGGATAAAGAATGAGCAAGGCAACCGTTGACAGGTTGTCCGACCTGCACGGTGCCGTCGCTGATGAACTAAAGCGGCGCATCGTGGATGACGAGGCAACCTCGGCAGACCTCTCTGCCGCTATCAAGTTCCTGAAGGACAACAACATCACTGCATCCGTCGAGGACAACTCGCAGATGCAAGACCTCAAGGCGGCGCTGGAGAAGCGCGCAGCCGCACGAGGCCGGAAGCACCTCGCACCTGTCGCCACTGCGGAGCCTACGGATCAGGAGATGGATGACATCATTGAGAAGGGATTCGGCACATGAGCACACGCGAGTCGCCAGAGCTTGCCCTGAAGCGTTGGGACATGCTCGACATGGTGCGCTCGGCCTACCCTGTATTCAAGCCGTTCCTCCACGATGTGATGACGGAACTCGGGTTCGACACGACCGAGATTCAAGTTGACATCGCGGAGTTCCTTGAGTACGGGCCGCACTACCTGATGATTCAGGCCCAGCGGGGGCAGGCCAAGACCACTATCACCGCAGCGTACGCTGTCTGGTCGCTGATCCACAATCCGCGCAACCGCGTCGTCATCGTATCGGCGGGCGGAACGCAAGCCAATGAAATCTCCACGCTCATCGTCCGCATCATCATGACGATGGATGAGCTAGCCTGCCTACGGCCCGACCGGAACGCGGGCGACCGCTCGTCGGTCGAGAGCTTCGACGTGCACCACTCGCTGAAGGGGCTGGACAAGTCCCCGAGCGTGGCCTGCTTCGGCATCACAGCCAACATGCAGGGCAAGCGCGCCGACCTCTTGATCGCGGACGATGTGGAGTCGGCAAAGAACTCGCTGACGGAGCACCAGCGCGACCAACTGCTGAGCCTGACGCGGGACTTCCCGTCGATCTGCTCGGTGGGCCGGATCGTGTATCTGGGCACGCCGCAGAGCACCAACTCGATCTACAACACCCTGCCGGGGCGCGGCTACTGCGTGCGCATCTGGCCGGGCCGGTACCCGACCGAGAAGCAGCTTGCCAACTACGGCGACATGCTGGCCCCGATCATTCGGCGGCGCATGGAGGCTGACCCGTCGCTGATGACGGGCGGTGGCCTGCTGATGGATCAGGGCCAGCCCACGGACCTCGAACTGCCTGCGGGCCGCGAGGACATGCTGCAGAAGAAGGAGGCGGACCAAGGCCCGTCGTACTTCCAGTTGCAGCACATGCTCAACACCACGCTGAGCGACGCAACGCGCTTCCCTCTGAAGCTGCGCCGGATCATGTCCATGCGAGTCACGGACACCCTGATCCTGCCGCTGACGGTGACGCCGGGCCTGCTGGACCAACACCTGATCCGCTACGAGGCCAACAGCCGCACGTATTGGATGAGCACGCCCTCCAACCTCTCAGAGGACCGGGCGCGAGTGCAGGGCGTCGTCATGTACGTTGACCCTGCCGGTGGCGGGCAGAACGGTGACGAGACTGCCTACGCGGTCGTAGCGCACCTGAACGGCAACCTGTGGGTGCTGGAGTGCTCCGGCGTACCGGGCGGCTACAGCGTCTCCGGGTACGAGCACCTGACCGAGGTGGCCGCGCGCTGGCGCGTGAACCGGATCATGGTCGAGAAGAACATGGGCAACGGCGCTTACCTCGCGGCGTGGATGCCGATTCTCAAGGCCGGCTACCAAGCCACCATGATCGGGGAGGGCAGCGGAGGCTGCGCGCTTGAGGAGGTATGGGAGGCAGGCCAGAAGGAGAAGCGGATCATCGACGTGCTCGAACCCGTGATCGCCCGAGGCGCGCTGATCTTCAACGACGACATTCCCCGGAACGAGGATGCGTCGCTCCAGCGCTACCCGGCCGCACACCGCACCAGCTACAGCCTGCTGAACCAGATCGCAAGCATCACCCGCGACAAGAACGCGCTAACGCACGACGACCGTGTGGATGCGCTCGCCGGAGCCGTGAGGCACTGGGTACAAGTCATCGGCCAGAACCAAGAGAAGGCCGTTGAGAACCTGCGCAAGCGGGAGTTCGAGGAGTGGGTCAAGAACCCGAAGGGCAAGCGCGCCACGTCGGCACGCGGGCCACAGGCCGGCAACGGTCGCAACATCTTCAACAAATATCGGAGGTAATCATGGAAGTTTCCAAGCTGCTGTCGCCCGGCGCAATCACGCTGGCATATGATCTGCGTGACATGGCCGCTCGTGCCATCTCGCAAGTGCAAGTCGCCAAGCAATCCGGCGCAACCGTGACCGCCACGCAAGCCTCGCTGGCCGCGTTCTTCAGCCAGTGCGCGGCTATCGTGGCAGATGCTAACTTCGCCGTCCCGGCTGCCGGCACTTTCGCTACCGTCACGAACGGTCAGACCGTCACGCTGAAGGACTCGACCGGCGCTACCGCGACCGGCACGGCTACCAAGAATAGCCCGGCAACCGTCCACGTCGCGGCGGGCGCTGTGACCGACGTTCAAGCGAGCGCGTAATGGCCGCGCTCCGTCAACGCCTTGCCGTGGGTGTGCTCACGGCCTCGCTGGCGGGGCTGGCATTCATCACGTCCGGCGAGAAGCGGGAGTATCGGGCATACGCCGACCCCGCCCTCGGCTGGAAGGTGCCCACCATCTGCGATGGGCACACCGGCCCGGACGTGTATCGAGGCCAGCGTGCCAACGACCAGATGTGCGACGCATGGCGGGCCAAGGATGCCGAGGTGTCCATCAAGGCTATCCGTCGCTGCTCCGGCGACGCTAAGCTAACCCAGTACGAGTTCGACGCTCTCGTGTCGCTCGTGCATAACATCGGACCCACCGCCTACTGCGGGAGCACCATGAGTCGCTTGATCCGCGAGGGCAAGCTGGATCAGGTACCCGGCCAGTTCGACCGCTGGGTGTACTCAGGAGGTAGGAAGCTGCGCGGCCTCGTAAATCGACGCCAGAGCGAACGAAACCTGTGGGAGAGGGGTGACTATGGGACTGTTCGATAAAATCGCTCTGGGGCTGATTGTGGCCCTCACAGCGGCACTGGCTACGCTCGCCGTCCTGCATCGCGGGCAGGCAGCGCGGCTGGCGACCGCAGAAGCGGCGGTTGTGCAGCTTCAGGCCGCACGTACTGCCGATAGTGTTGCATTTAAACAACAGGCTCTCCGGCTGGGTAAGCTGGAGGCCCAAGCCAAGGAGCGCGCCGATGCACGCGAGAAAGCGCTGGACGCGCACCCTGACTGGAGCAACGCTCCTGTGCCTGCTGACATTGCTGGGCGGGTGCGGTAGCCGGGTGGTGGTTCTGACGCCGCCCGAGTGGATGGTGGCCGATTGCGTTCGGCCCGCTGACCGAAAGATCAAGAACAACGCAGACCTAGTGCGCCGGGTCGATGACTGGGCCGACGCTTTCGACGTATGTAATGCAGGCCGCGCCGCCCTCCGGGACTGGGCGGACACCGCCGCCAAGGAGGCGCAATGAGTCATTTCTCCGAACGGGTACACCACACCCGCAGCTTTCTGGACCAGTACGCCCGCGTGAAGGTAGACCAAGGGAGCACCGACTTCTTCTTGGGCCGGGAGTTCCGCACCTACTTCGAGATCATCAAGGCAGCCTCGTGGACGACCTTCTGGCTCCGGGCCGAGGCCACCGCCCCGTTCAATCTACAAAGCCAGCGCGTGACCCTTGACGTGGGCGCTGCCCGCATCTCGGTGTGGCGCAATGCGACACCCGCAGGTAGCTGGACGGATGTGCCTCTGTTCGGGCGGAACCTCTTCCCGGATACGCCCGTAGTCACTCCCACATTCAAGTTGCAGAGCGGCGGCACCTTCTCTGGCGGCACCGAGTCGGACCTGCTTCGTATTCGCTGCGGCACTAACCAAGGGAACCAGTCCAGCAGCAATGTGGGCGACGACATTGATACCCGCTTCCTGCCTGCCGGCACGTACGCCATCAAGATCGAGCCGATCACGGGCCTTGCCAATACGGACGGGCTGAACGGCAAGATCGAACTTCTGTGGGCCGAGCGTCCGCAGGGTAACGTGGGCTAAGCGCTATGCCACTCAAGGCCGGCTCGAGCAAGGCAGTCATCTCCGCCAACATCAAGACCGAGATGGCTCACGGGAAGCCCCAGAAGCAGGCGGTTGTCATCGCGCTCTCATCGGCGCGGCGGTACGCGGCCAGCCACGGGACGCAGCGTAGTGTGGTAGGAAAACAACGGAAGGACTAGTAAAGCGGCGCGGCTAGAATTTTACTTAGCATTTTTGCGGGGAGAGCGCGGAGCCGCGTCGCTGGTGCGCCCCCATGCGGGTGTGCGCGCGTGCATGTGCGCGTACGTGTGTGCGCATGAGCGCGTGCATGTGCGTGCCTGCGCGCGAGTAGCACGTTCCGCCTCGCTTGTCAAGCAGCGTACAGGTCACACTCGTTTAAACGCGCTAGGATCGTCCAGCGCATCGGGTCGCTAGGGTTGCATAGGGTGACGCGTGATCGTCGCTTGTAGCGCGTTCTGGTGCGTTCTGGACGGATCGACAGTGCAAGCGCTTGCCCGGTGTGCCGGTGCGCGTGCGTGTACGCGTGTGAGCGCGCGTGTGCGAGCGCA